ATTTCCTCATGCAGAAAGATTCACAGATATTACAAAAACAACCGGTCTCCGATATGTGGACATCATTAGTGGAGGATTTCCGTGTCAAGACATCAGCGTTGCCGGAAAGCGTGAAGGTATTAAAGGGAAGCGTTCCGGGTTATGGAGCGAAATGTATCGAATTGTACGGGAAGTTAGACCTAAATACGTCATCATTGAAAATTCGCCAGCTCTCACTATTTCCGGTCTTAAACAAGTCTTATGCGATCTTTCCAAAATCGGGTTTAATGCGGAATGGCAATGTATATCAAACTACGCTTTTGGATACCCGCACAAAAGGGAAAGACTTTATCTTATTGCCTACTCCGACAAAATCGGATTACAAGGCGACATTTGCAACGATGGACGCTTTAACTCGATATTTAAACAGTGGACATCAGATACGAGTGTCGGATATACTTGCGCAAAAAGGATTCTTGAAATCCCAGCGCATAGCATTGTTAGAAATGATGATGGGTTTCCCAATTGGTCACACAGAGTTGGCTCAATAGGAAATGCTGTTAATCCTTGCGTTGCAAAATACCTATTTGAATGTATTAAAGAGTTTGATAAACAATTAGCGTAAAACAAGATAATATGGGCTTTATAGCGAGACAAAAAAATGGGCTTTTATGCCGATTCTCAACTGTGATAGATACCGTTACTGATTATAATATGACAGATGAAGAATATATTGAAATGTGTGCCCAAAAAGCAAGGGAAGAAGCTCAAGCGACATTAAATCATTCTCTTCGTCCGTTTGAACAGGTTAAAGCATCTTTTCTGCCTACCAACATGAGTCGTAATGAGTTCAAAAGGATTTTAAGGTTAATGGAAAAAGAAATAAAATCATAACTTCAGTAAAAGAAGAACTATAAAAAACGTGCGGGAAGAATACTTTCCTGCACGTTTTTTATATCCTTAAAAAGCATTTAAAGCCGTTTATCATAGCTTGAGTAATTTTCCACTTGTGGTATTTTCCGTATATACCCAATTTCAATGTTATCCAAGCAACGTACCAGCGTCCTTTCCATAGCGGGCAAAATATCACGCTCGTAAAAATCACGCGGACGGGCTGAATAGTCTATTTTGATTATTTCCTGTTCGCATATATCACCCGTATCAAGTCCGTTATCTGCCCAAAACCATGTCGCGGCAGTGATTGGCTCTTGCCGTTTATAAGCCCATTTGATTGAAGACGCGCCACGTCCATACGGCAGTGGTGACGGGTGAAATATCAATGTCCCGTAAAGCGGTTCTTTCAACACTTCCACCGACACCTTTTCCGTCAGAAGCGGGGCAATGGCTAGATCATACACTCCGGTGCTTTCGTTCCAAACGCGGTGACCTTTCTCACGTACACAGGCTTCCGCTATTTTGTAAGCCTGTGAGTCCTTATTTCCTAATATCTTGATGATCATATTCCCCAATGTATTTAAATGCCTGTACTGCCCTGAAATGACCTCCGTATCCGGTAGAACATTTATCGGACTTTCCTTTTCTCTGCATGGACTTTGCCATCGAACTTGCACTTCTCGCCTTATTCGAACCATAAAGGCTGGCTCCCGTTTGTACCCATTTCTTTGAGTGTCGCAAAGCCCCGCATAACTGGGGGTGTGAAGTGTGGAAAAATACAGGTAGCTTTTTCCCGCAACGTCCATTCCCCTTCAGGTGGTATTCGCATACTGCAGCTAAAAATTTAGTACCAACCCCGATGCCTTGCCATTCGGGCATCACCACCAAGCGAGTTGAGCGATATGCGCCAGCTGTGAAAAGGGGGGCTACCGCCAAATGACACACAGGCTCGTTCCCAATGAAACCCACGAAATATTCCGCAGCAACGGGCAATGGCAAGTCTAAATAATAATGCTGTTTAAACAGTCTTGGGAATACAGTTCCCCTGACTTTATAAATTTGAAGTTCGAGTTTTGGACGTTGCCGAAGACAGTCACGGCTATAAAACCGTGCCTCCGCAGTATCGTACACCCAATCCGGCTGCAACCATTCAATAATATCATAATGACAGGACAGAAGGACAATCTTACCTTTGCCACGTCTCCAAGTTTTTGAGAATGCTGCTGCACCCACTTTCGCGATCTGACGGTCAATCACGGACGTAAATTCATCAACGACTGCACGCTCCGGACGTTCGCAAGCCAAGCGAGCTAAACCAGCGCGGAATTTCTCACCGTTCGACAGTACATTGAAAGGTCTTAACCATGCCGGAACATCACCCAAACCTACAGCCGAAAGCATTCCAGTGACTGTATTAAAATCCCCGTCCGGAGCGATGCAGTCAATAATAGGTTTATTACTGTCCCAACCGGAGTAAAGGTCATAAATCGGCTCGTTAAAGATTTTGCTTCCGATACTGGTTTTTCCACTTCCTGACGGTCCGACTATCAAACCTATTTGCCATTCCTTGTCCTCGATGGGCAATTCAGCTACCTTTTCCCAATCACAACCTTTTTCCGCATTGAAAAGGCTCTTTACCCTTGCAGCGCGATAGCTGTCAAAATCGCTGCAGTGGTGTCGTACTTCTACTCTCATACACTTACTACTTTTAAAGTTAAACCTTCAGCTTTCAGGCGTTCATAAATAGCCTGCTGTTCCTTTTCATCTGTGCAAATGACGATAACGCCATATTGCGGTTTATACGTATATTTTCCCATAACTAATAATTTTGAGTTTGGGACAAAAGTACTCCGGGGCTGTCAATCCGGCACGATACATGAAGCCGTTTACACTGCAAACGTTTTGCAGTCACTTTGGAAACGCTTGATAAGACTATATACCTTTCTCTCACTGACAAGGTACTTGTCAGATAATGCTGCGACTATATAAGACACTTTCTCACCATGTCCTAACAGTTTCATATAATCCGCATACAGATCGATATAGCGACAATCCTCAAGCCGTATTCCGGCATCCTGCAATTTTTTCAGGAGCTCCCGATTAAAGTTTAGTATCTCTATGACCTTCATAATACAAATTTGATTATCTTTGCAATGCCAATCACATAAAGCAAAAATGCGAGTAGACGCAGCAAGGGTCTTTGCCCCCGGCTGTGCGTCTACTCGCATTTTGTTAGTATGTGATTGGCGTCTTTACTAACAGGCTGGGGGCTTTTTATAGCCTTTCCCCCGCAGGCTTATATTCAATTTTGACAAATCATTGGAAATCCGTATATTTGCGCTATAATAATGTTTTTTTATGCGGAATCCTGAAATGACCAAAATACGTGACCGGAAGATGGTAGAGACTTTCTATCTTCTTTATGATAAAAAGCGCATCCGCTTAGAGGATGTTCTTTTGCGTATGAGTCATGACCTGTTCTTCCTTGATCAGAACTACATCTATAAACGAATCTTTTATATATCGGAGAATTTATCATATTACGAGCAATTAAAAGAGGGCAAAAAGCCTGATTCAAAAAAGGATGATATAAGTCAACTAAGCCTTAGCTTTTAGGCGTTGTATCATAGATGATACAGCGGTTCTTCGTCTTCCGCTTTCTCCGGTAAGCCCCCATTGCTAATTTTCATTTCACGGTCTTTCATATCGGCATGGCTTGCAAGCTCCATTGTGGTATAATCCATAATTTCACATTCAAAGCTTATCCGGTACAAGTTTCCCGCACCTCCCGACTCTTCCCGTCCGACATGGGTACGTCGGAGCGTGCCGAAGTTCTTTCCCGATTTCCCATGTAGCATCATCCCCAGCAATGTCAACAGATCAAGGAAGGACAACGCCTCTTCCTGCATTGCCGCACCTTCACAGGTATCGGAAAAGGTTTCGTAAAACAGCCGGAAATCAATCTGTGTGTGAAGCCGTTGAACGAGTAACCCTTCGTCCTCGATGCCCAGTGTATTAAATTCAATGAATACAGCCGGAGACGGGAACGGATGCTCCTCATCGAGAAAACTGACCTGCTCATGCCACATGTCAATATGTTCAATCTCTGGTGTATTTTCCATCTGTTCCCTTAGCTCGGAATACTCATCCGGGATAGATGCCAGGAACTCATTTTTGCCCCGGATTATTTCAACCAGTTCTTTGTAACAGTCTGTCCAAATCATAATTATATTGATTAAATATTTGAGAATCGTTTGTCAATCTCCGATGTTATCCATGCGTCCAGCTGCTTCATAAATGTGGCAGATTCACCCATGTACTGACGTTTTGGAATCCTTATTTTACTGCCCGCCTTTTTGAGTGCCATACCTTTGTAAAAGGAAGCCATTGTAGACAGCCGCGCATTGGCTTTATTTTGCCGTAATTCACCGTTTTTCTTCTTTTGCATAGTTCCGGTCGATTTCATGTACAAAAACCAAAAATAACGCTTCATTCGCTCCGTTACGACAATATACCCGCCTTCATTGTGAATCTTGGCATACGACAGCGGATCAGTCTGAAAAGTAATGCGGTCTATTCCTCGACTGACTGCATGGATACTGTCGCGAAGTTTTCCGCTTTGTATCAATACACCGCGATCCGAACCAATAGTGAGCGATCTCTTTGCCCACGGTGTCAGTGATGTGTCAAGAAACCCCTGCCTGCGAAAATTCTGCTTGAAGAAGTTCACACCCGCAACTTTCGCATAGCGGTGCGCATCTTCTACCAGCGTGGATAATTCTTTGAAAAAATCAGGTAATTCAGTCCTTTCCATTTGTATTTCAAAATAAAATTGTATATTTGCAATGTTCGCGGCTGTAACAGGTCAAGAACTCCCTTCAGGAGTGTCAGTTTCGGCTGTCACTCCTGAAGTTCTTTTAAGAGCTTGGTAACCTTTCCGGCTTTCACGTCTTTCCACGATACCTTCACAGCCTTCCCACTATAAATGAATATCATCTGCTGTCCGGAGAACTTGTCCCCATATAGCTTATATATTCCATTCAACTTGTTCTGCACCATTTCGGGCTTGAGACTTTCAAATGCATCAAGGTTAAAAATCGTGTACTCACATTGCTGCTTACGTGAACTGTCCAGCCCGTTTTTGATACCGCCTAGTCCCTGAATGTTCTTCAGGTCTGCCAGCTTTTCATTAATCAAATATTCCGGGTTCTTTACCCCGTCCTCATTGATATGTGGGCGGATTTTAATTTTCATCTTTAGCTCTTTTGAAATCACCCGTGCGCTTTCGACATTTTTCACCAAGTCTTTGGGATCGGAAAAGTCGCTGATTAGTACTTTCGACTCCGGATCGTTATGATAAGGAGCGTATAATTTGCTTCTTTCCGTCTCTTTCCTGATTTTTTCCAAGTGTTCGTCAGGCATTGAAAAATACGGGTGAGCGACAGTGAATATTTCACCGGACTGCCCCACATTGTTCGCAAAAGCATCCGGTATCGTCACCATAGGCGTGGCAGGGGTTTCAGGCTCATTCGTTTGTTCGACATAACACCTGCACCGATACCCGTTGGGCGGGTAGTTTTGCAGCCAAAACGGGTCATTAATAGGTTTTACGACGCCATCTAGTATCCTATGTGACTCTCGTACCCTTTCATCCCCCGCAGTTACATATTTCAGGTTAGGCATGATATCCGCGTTCGCTTTGAACTCTTGCCACTCACTGGCGCGTCTGCCACTTGTTTCTGCCGTTTCAAATTCCGTCCGAAGATAGTTTTCATTGTAGTCCTTGTTGATCGCCAGTGCTTTTTCCCGGAAATCCTTATAAGATAGTTTTTTGCCATTTTCGTCGTAAAGAGCGTCATTCATCTCCTTAATTTCCTGATACGTCTTCGCTCCGGAGAACTTGAACAAGTTGTCACGTATCCGTTGAGGTTCTTCCGCCTGTTCCGGATCATCATAGTCATCTTTTCCCCATCCTTCAGCCGCCTTTTTATTCAGTTCCTCGTATGTCTTCCTGAATAATTCCTCGTCGATATCTCCCGTTTTGACTTTGCGCTCATAAACTTGTTTCATCACCCTGCCGATGATGCCGCTGAAATCATACTCCCCTGCTTCCATGACGGGTGACGTTACCGCTTTATCGTCCGGTTCGGTCTTTTTTTTTTGAGGGTCTGTTTTGGGCTGATTCGGCAGTGTTCCTCCCTGCTGCTCACCACCGGGATTTTTCTTTTGACCAATGATCGGAAGTCCCGTTTTCTTTGCGACCTCTTCGTGATCAAATTCAAAGGTATAAGCCAGTTTGTTAATCGCCTCGATATATTCCGTAATAGACAAACTTTCCGTATCGTCCCACTTTAATTTCAGTCTTTCAAGCGGCTTATAAACAGGGCTTATCTTTACCAGTTTAGGGATAATAATATAATTGAAATAGAACTGGAAAAGCATCTTATCATATTCGTGCCGTGACTTTTCAACACGTTCATGTACTTCTGCCGTTCCTTCCCACGCTCCATTCTCGGTCGTACCTGTTTGACCAAGCAAACGCTTACTGATTTGATTGTCACATCGTTCTTCTAATGGTAAAAAGGCATCGGTCGTGTTTCCACCGGCTTCTTTCCCATACTCGACCTTTTCATTTCCGGACAACACTGCAAAGAAATTATTCCTGAAGTCCAACATCATCTCGAATAATTCGTCCAAACGTTTTTTATCCTGTCTGTCTGAAGTAACGAAGACGGGCGGAATGCCGTATTTCTCAATGTAATTCATCCACGAGCCTAAGCCCAGTTTTTTGGCAAGCATGATAATTGCCAGTTCATTCAACATGCCCAAAGCCCACGCACTCCCGAACTGAACGTAATACGGTTCAAGTGCCCCGTCCTTATATGACCATCCGGTTTTGTCTGACTCTTCCTTGACGATTATCATCTGTTGCGGGATATAGTTGGACATGGGAACTTCTTCCACATGGCTGATTTCCAAGTTTTCATCAAGGTGGGAAATGTCGGCAAGTGAGACTCCCTGCATCTGGTGTAAAAAACATATCCGGATTAATTGGTGATACCACGGACGATCCAGCAATTTCTTCGCTTCCTCGTCCTCATTATCATTGTCATCTACAAGGTTGAACTCCGCCTGTTGTACAGGTAATACACGATTGTCAATCGTCGTTTGTAAATGCTCGTCATTGTACAACGATTGGTAGAACCGATATAATAAGCCACGTCGGGGATCATCCGGATCGGTTGCCGAAGTTACCGCCATGATCCAGTCATCAATGGTCTTTTCCCGGTAGACGATAGCCTGTCGTTTATAAGCAGCACCTGACGAAGATTGTGTCCCACTGCTATCCATCCGAAAATAATACTCATTAAGTACATTTTTCAGACTCATTCGACGAATGGCTTTCTGCTGAAACCAGCTGAATATTTCTCTTAACTTCTTATACATAACATACCTTTTAAAAGCGGTTTAAAAACTATTTAAAGAAACCATCCATTGTTCCGTGTGTGACCAAACAGAATGGGAGATTCTACATTACCTTCCTCGTCCGTTATCAAAGGAATTTCAGGAGGCAGCGACATGATCCCGTCGCGTAACTTGGCAAGCATAAGGTCAGCCCAGTCGCTCATATCTGATAACGGGTTATTTCCCGTTTTGCGGGCTGCATTCCGGCTTACTGCACGAAAGGCGGTAATACAGGATATTATCCGGATTAATAACCCTGTCCGTATCGGAGGAACACCGAATATCTTTTTCACGTCATAACGACCGCTTATGTAAGCAGATACTTCACTGATGACAAGGTCTTCAATTCCATCCAAGACTTCTTCATCTTTTTCGATACTTTCAACCAGCAACCGATTTTGTATGACGGTTGTCAGGTCATCCATGTTGATATACTTCATAGTTACCAAGTGTATTTACGTTTATATCGTCCCGCTTTCCACGGTCGTGTCGCGGGTTCGTCTTCCGATTGTGGAGTGTCAGTGTATATCTCCAGCTTTTTCACAGCCTGTTCGTCAGCGTCAGGGCTATCGTCATGTTCTGTCATGCCGGGTTCGACAGCATATAATTGCTTTAAACCGACAGCAATGTCCGGGTTTGCTTTCAGTTCCTCGTTGACATGCATCCGGGAATTTTGATAATATGGATGCATGCTTATCATGCGAAGTACCTTATTTGTTGTTTTGGGAGTCTGTACCGGGACTAAGTTCAGCTCTACACCTGTCTCCGTTTCGGCTTCCCCTATGATACGTTTCACTTCATCGTTCCAAAATTGGGATTCATACTGCCAAAAGCAAATAATGTCCTTTGCCTTGAATTCAGCCTGCTTCATGCACATCCACTGTACGCAGAGTTTCATCTTTGACTGCTTTACGAATCCGTCTATCAGCCAAAAATCGTTCTTGTGCCGTCCCCAAATCTTACAGGCATTAAAGTCACTCGTATCTGTTCCGGCATACGCAATGTCCCAATGTGCTACAATCGCATTCATTATGTGCAGGTCAGGGAGCTTTCCCCACTTCACCATTTCGGGCTTGAATATTTTACCCTTGACAAGTGGAACATGATTGTACTCCGCATGTGCCGCAAGAATACCCATATCCTTTTCCTGTTGCCGATAGAACTGTGCGGAATACATTGACTTCCACGCAGGTTCATACGTTACCGGGTCGTAGGCTTTCACCAAATGCCAGTCCCAATCGGGATGCCGTTGTTTAAGAATAGTTTGTACCATACGGGACGCAAAGCGGTTGTTTGCACCTATCAGACGCCTGCGTTTTCCCGTCATGGTTGCCAGTACGTCCGCTTCTATCCAGTCCGCATAATCATCCTGCATCCGGTTATTTTTGATTGTCTGTGGTGTCTCCAAGTCGTCAACCACCCACAAGTCAGGACGATGTGCACCCTTACGGAGTCCACGAACCTTTTGCTTCGCACCGAACGCCTTACAAATAAACCCGTTCATCGTCACGAAGTTTCCCTTCTCCCAATATCCGGGATTATACTGTTCGCCAAAGTCATGCTTCAGTAACTCGTTTGCTTCGAACTCCGCGCGTATATCTTCCAACAAGTCACACGCGCGATCAAACGTATCGGAAACGATACACATATAATGTGTCTCACCATTGATCCATAGCCATAAAGGAATAATCACGTCGTTCCATACCGATTTTGCAAGTCCGCGTCCCCATTCCGCATAGCCTTTGTAAATAGGATCGTTCATTACCTTGTTGGCATGCGCGATCTGAAAGTCCGCACAGTCTGCGGTCGCATAATGGGGAAGATAAGTCTCGACAAGGTATTTGACATCACTTTTTGCACGCTGTATGCGGTTCATCCGAACTGTCAGTGATTCGTCCGGATCAATCAAGTTGCCTGTGCACCGCGCACGCTTTAGCTTCTCCTGATACTCTTTGAGGGCTTTGCTATCTTCGACTTTCATTATCCTAACATTTTTGCGGCTTCATAAAGGTGGTTCTCCTGAAAGTCCAGTGTTTTGAAGTAAAGTTCGGCATTGTATGCCTTCATCGCATCGAATATCCTGCCCATTACATCAATGTATATAGCCAGTGTTATCCGGTTCTTTTTGTCTACCTCTTTGAGCTGGTTACCCCATTGCGCCACGCTGTTATCAAGCGTAGCCGCTTGTTTCCGCAGTTCCAGCACCTTGTCACTCTCACCTTCTGCAATGGCTTCGTCAATCATGCGCAACAGTTCCAGTTTTTGATCCGCAAGAATGTTGATAATCTGCTTCAGGTTGTCACCCTGTTTTTGTGACGAAATAACAGATGCCTGCCGTTCTTTTTTCCAAAGTGCGTCATTTTCATTGATCCAATTAGACACAGACCTTTCCGACACGTTGATACGTTCGGAAATCTCCTTGCACATCATTCCATCCCTTACATAAAGGTCGTGCGCTTCCTTCTTTAATTTACGGTAGTACTCTTTGCTTGGCATATCGCTTCCTTTCTTTTACGCAAGCAAAGGTCAGATTTCAACACCACCTGTGGAAAATGGCTTTTCATGTTGGAACGTATTCTTTCCAAGTTGGAAAAAATACGTCCTTGTTAACACTGTTTTTTTTCCAAGATGAAAACGCTTTTTCCGTACCCGCCTTTCCTTTCTCAATTTTGCAGCATGAAATTTTAAATATCGCGAAAATGAATCTGACTGCAACAGCGGAAAACGGACGTGCCCGGATTGAACTCAAAGGCACGATATCAAAATGGAGGGAGACGGAAGCGGAATTCACTTCTAAGGTTGAGCAACTGATAAAATCAGGAATCAAAGACGTGCACATCTATATCAATTCTCCCGGTGGTGAATGCTTCGAAGCTAATGAGATCGTGAACGTGATCAAGAGGTTTCCCGGCAAAATTACAGGTGAAGGTGGTGCACTGGTAGCTAGTGCGGCAACATACGTCGCTATTAACTGTACATCATTTTCCATGCCCGCTAACGGACTTTTTATGATTCACCAAGTCAGCGGGGGCGCATGCGGAAAAGTCGCTGATATTGAGTCTACGTTGGAGGTCATGCGCAAGCTGAATGACCACTACCTGAACGCTTTCCTTTCCAAGTGTACCGACAAGAAAAAAATCAAAGACGCATGGGATAAAGGCGACTACTGGATGAGCGCACAGGAAGCAAAGGAAAACGGCTTTGTGACGGAAGTAACAAGCAAGGCAAAGGTGGATAAGGCTACGGCACAAATGATTACCAATTGCGGCTATACAGGTGAAATTGAGATTACTGACTCTATTAATAACGAAAAATCAAAAAATGACATGGATTTAACAATGTTGACTTCCCGCTTCGGAATGGACGCAAGCTCCACGGAAGCACAATTTATCGCACAGGTAGACGTGTGGAAACGCAAGGCAGACCGCGTCGAAATGCTCGAAAGACAAGAAGAGGAACGCAAAGAACAGGAGATCGAGAACGTCCTGAACAAAGCTATCAAGGAAAAAAGAATCACTGCTGACGTGCGCGACGATTGGAAAGCGAACCTGACCAGCAACTTTGATACCGCAAAGAAGTTGCTTGATGCCATCAAGCCCGTGGAAATGCCGGAAGTTCATGCTCCTAATCTGACAGATACCACAAACAAAAAGTTCGAAGACCTTCAAAACGATCCGGAGGCTTTGAAAAATATCATGGAGAAAAATCCGTCGGAATACGAACGTCTTTTAAATGACTACGTAAAGCGCAACGGAAAATAAAATACTAACCATTTAAAAAAAAGAATATGGCACTACCAGTAGACGGTTTTTATTTGAACAAGTACGTCGATCCTCAACTGTTGATCGAACGTCGCAATTACAGAGCGGACTTCATGCAAGTTTTAGGCTCTGTCCCTGCCGGAGCTTTAGCAGCAGATGGCATACGCAGAAATAAACTGATTAACAATGTCGGTTTCCGCGTAAATAATACAGAGGAATTCACTCCCAAAGCTATGACAGGACAAAATATCATAGTTCCCTGGGAGATTTACGACACAGAACCGACATCATGTACAGATGACGAAATCCGTTACCTTGCATTTGATAAACGGGCGTCTATTCGTGTGAAACATAACGAAGCCTTCCAAGTCGGTATCCGTAACCATGTCCTGTACAAGTTAGCTCCAAACGATAACGAAAAAAAAGAAATGCCAGTCATTAAAACAACAGGTGCTAATGACGGTACAGGACGACTCCGTTTGTGCTATAAAGATTTGGTTAACTTCGCAACGCAAGTTAAGACTTGGAATCTTCCAGTCAGTGACGCGCTTTATATGGTGCTTTGTCCTTTACACATGGGAGACTTGCTCTTGGATGAGAATGCATCCAAGTATTTCTATGACCGTACATTCTACGTTGATCCAATTACCGGAAAGCCGAAAGGATTCATGGGGCTAAAATTCTTTGAGAACAATGATACTCCATATTATAATGCGACTACATTGAAAAAGATTGATGAGGGAAAAGCTCCTGCCGACACGGATTTTCAGGCAAGTACCTTCTTCTATGCTCCTAATACGTATTATCACCTTGAAAGCGTAAAATCGCTGTATAAGCCGGAAACGACTGACACACGCAGTAAAAGTCCTACATCCGAATATCGTACTCAAACTTACGGCATTGTAGACCGTATCGAGGAATTCGGTGTTGGTGCAATTTTATCGGCTAAATCTGAATAACTACAATTATCATGGGAAATTTTACAGGAGTATCAATTAACAAAGTGAATGGCGGACTGGTACGGGATACCGATACCAGCGACCGCGTCATTTTGCTCGTGGTCGGTGGTTCGGAAATCGGAAAGCTTGAGTATTACAAGCCGGAAGTCCTGAACGATATCACCGATTTGGAAGCGTTGGGATGGGACGATACTATCGACCTTGAGAACAAGGAACTGGTGCATTATCATACCAGCGAAGTCTTCCGCCTGTCTCCGGAACGTTCACTGTATCTTATGCTAGTTCCGAAGTCTGAAAAGGTGTCAAGCCTGCTGACGAAAGAAGACTTTGTCAATGCGGTGCGTACCATCAACGGGGTAAATACCATTGGTATCTGCTCACTGACTGCGGACGAGACAATCACCGTAGCCGTACAAGAGACACAGAAGATGGTCAATAAATTCAGGGAAGACCATCTGTATATCGATGTGGTAGTATTGGAAGGGGGCGGTAAGTATATCAATGCCATTAATGATGCTGTCGATCTTCGGAAGCTGGACTCTGAAAATGTCGCTGTCGTGATAGGACAAGATCCGGCACAGGCAGCAAAGGACGAAGCGTACAGGACACATGCTGCCGTCGGCAGTGCGCTGGGAATGCTGTCTGTCCGCTATGTACATGAAAATATGGGTAGCGTCGATATTGAAAACCACCCACGGACAGCAAAGGGAACAAAGGACTATCCATTGACTAACAAACTGAACGGGCTTTGGCTGGATGCGGCTTTGAGCAATGGCAAACCCTTCTCGCAGTTGAGCGTATCCGACCAGAAAAATCTGACAGGCAAAGGGTATAACTTTGTCGGTAGCTTTCAAGGGTATGCCGGGTTCTTCTTCAGCAATTCATGTACTTGTACGGAAGCGGGCAGCGACTATGCTTACATAGAATATAACGCTGTTTGGAACAAGGCTGCACGCATCATCCGCAGTACTCTTTTGCCTCGTGTAAGAAGCAAGGTGAAGGCTGATCCGTCAACTGGATATATCAGTAACACCACGATCAGCAGTTGGGACGCGCTTGTCAAATCCGCACTGGAAAGCATGGTCAATTCGGAGAATATTGCGGACTTCGATATTTACATCAACCCCAAACAGATGGCTGTCAGCGACAAGCCTTTTAATATCAAGGTGAGACTGGTTGCGGACGGTATTGTACATGAGTTTGAGATTGATTTGGGTTTCACGAATAAAATCTAAAAATATGGGACTGTTAGGAACATTAATCAACAAATTCGGAAAAATAGCCGGATGGAACAGCGTCAAGGTTGTCATGCTCGGACGTCATGTAGAAGGCATTACAGCCCTTTCCTACAAGGACAGCAAAGAGAAAGAGAACATTTACGGGGCTGGTGAATTTCCCGTCGGTCGTGGTGAAGGAAATTACAAGGCTGAAGCATCGATCACCCTTCTGAAAGAAGAAGTGAACGCCTTGCAGTTGACACTCGGTCCGGGAAAGCGTCTCATGGATATTGAACCGTTCGATATTCCGGTCATGTATGAGTATAAAGGACTTATCATGAAAGACGTAATCCGGAACATCGAATTTGTAGACAATGGCGTAGACGTAAAGCAGGGTGATAAAAGCATTGCTACACAATTCACCCTTCTTCCCAGCCACATCGACTGGAACGTAGCAATGTAGTTTAATAACCGTTTAAAAGACTTTTAAAAATGGAAGATAAGAAAATCAAGGCTGGAAAGCCTTACGAGGAACTGACAGCGGAAGAAAAGGCTCTAATCGTTGACTTCAAGGAAGAAGAGCACGCAGAACTGAAAACGAAATACGGGAAACGACTGAAACATGTCACCATACAGGTGGATGAAGACGAGCGTTATGACTACCTGATTGTCCGTCCGGGCAAAAATGTCTTGTTGGCAATGGCGAAGAAAAAGGAAGACCTTGAAGAAGCGAATGATATCCTGATCCGAAATTGCGTGGCGGCTGGTAACATGGAAGCACTGGAAGATTCCGCTGTCTATACTTCTGTCCTCACCGCTATCGGGGAACTGATTGCTGGACAGGCGGCTTTTATCAGCAAAGCATAGAGGAATATTCAAAATCGTTCAGTCTTGTCGAGGGAATAGATGCCATCCTGAAAAAAGTATATGGCGTCGACGTCCCGGACAAACTGGACGAAGATGAATGGCTCAGGCTCTATGCCGAATACCGCATGTTGCGGAAAACTGAGTTGGAAGAATTTGAAATAGTGGTGCATAATGCAGTCGCTAAAGTAGTAAACCGATTATTCTCAAAAGACAATGCAAGTGACTCAATGGATATTGGAACTGGTTGACCGGATCACCTCTCCGTTACATGCCGCGACCGATGCTGCCGAGGAAGCTACACGGGTAATCGACGACACGGAAGAAGTGGTCGACCGTCTTGGAGAAACATCGGGGAAAGCAGCCGGAAAACTGGAAGGGCTGGGAAAAGGAATGTTCTTTCTCAACCAGCTGAAGGAAGGTGTCGACAATATCCGTGATTCCTTTAACGATGCTATCGAGCCGGGTATCCGGTTTGAAACTGCCGTTGCTGAAATGTCCGGTATCACCAATATGGAAGGAAAGGAACTGGACGTTCTCGCTGGCAAAGCCCGTAACACGGCAAAAGCCTTCGGTGTTGATGCAGCAAATGCTATGGGTGTTTACAAGGACTTGCTTTCAAAGATTACTCCGGAACTGAAAAAAGCACCGGACGCGCTCGAAATCATGTCGAATAATGTAATGACACTTAGTAAGACGATGCAGAATGATGTGCCCGGAGCGTCTGCCGCCATGTCCACCGCCATGAACCAGTACAAGGTTTCGCTCGACGATCCGATGAAGGCTGCACAAACCATGACGGACTATATGAACATCATGGCGGCAGGAACCGTCGAAGGTTCTGCCGAAATTAAAGAGGTAGCTGAAGCACTGAAACAAACGGGTAGTGTCGCAAAAACATTCGGAGTTGAATTCGCTGAAACGAACTCTGCAATCCAGTTGCTTGATAAATCAGGGAAAAAAGGTTCTGAAGGCGGTATTGCCTTGCGTAATACGATAGTCAAATTACAGGCTCCGACTACGGACGCGGTCAAGCAGTTAAAAGCTGCCGGGGTCAGTATTGAAACGATGCAAAACCAGTCCCTTTCACTGACTGACCGCCTGCGTGCCCTGACTCCGGTCATGCACAACGCGACAATCATGTCCGCCTTGTTCGGGGGTGAAAACCTAGCTTCAGCGATGGCTTTAATTGATGGCGTAGACCAAATCGATACATGGACGGAAGCGATACAGGGTTCTACTTCAGCAGTCGATATGGCAGGCAAACAAATGGATACCTATGCCGAAAAGCAGAAACGCATGCAAGCGTTTATTGATGACCTGAAAATCAGCTTCTTTGAATTTGTAGAACCTATTGCGCCAGTTCTTGAAGTGCTGGGAGTCCTTGTCGGGGCATTGGTGACGCTCGGAACTGTCGCATGGTCTATCGGACAGATCATGACTCTAGTCTCCATCAAATCATCAATTGCATGGCTGGCGGGGATGGCTAAAATGGTCGTATCAACAGTTACTTCTTCGGCTCTCATATCCACCGCTATTTACAGTATTCCGATTATTGGATGGATAGCACTTGCAATCACTGCCATTACAGCACTGGTCGCTTTTCTCTGGAATAAGTTTGCGGGAGTACGCGCCTTCTTCTATGCCTTGTGGAACTTTATAAAAGTAATCTTCACGGAATACTATAAGTTCATTTTTAACGTGATGAAAGCCATTGTTGATGTCATCAACCCGGCAAACTGGTTTGATGATGATTTCCATTTCAGCGATGTTTGGGACAGGCTGTCACAGCAAGCACTTGAAGGGGGTAAAAAGGTCGGCAGCGCATTTTCAGACGGCTGGAAAGAAGGCATGGCAGACTGGGAAAAGTCACACCCTAAAGACGGAGAAAAAAAGGGGGACGCCAGTTTCAACCTGAATTCCCCTTTGTCTCCAGTCAACGGGCAAACCGTACTGGCAACTGGAGGGACAAAGGCAACCGATGAGAAGACCGGACTTGGCGGGAAAGGCGGAAGCAGCGTGAAAAACATCACCATGAACGTGACATTCAACAATAATTTCAGGGTTTCAGGGGGTGCGGATACGCGTGAAATTGCGGATAAAGTTAAACGGGAAATTTTGGCAGTGATGACCGATACAGTACCAGCAATAGGATAAAGTTATGACAGGAAATACAGCGTTAAATATTGGTGCATTGTTCACGGAAGTTTTCGGAATCTCATCTCCGATTTATCTTCCGTGGGGACGAACCTTGCAGGATTACGATCCGGGACAATACACCGGGGTGACAACCATTCCGGATGCCGAAGCCGAAGCGTATAGCTGGATGGGGACTCCGGTCATCGGTACGTTCACCCTCGACGGTAACAAGCAATATAGCACCTATAATCCGGACGGGTCACGCGGTACGATGAACATGGCTAGTTTTCCGATGCCCTATGCAACTATCGTTGATTTTTCGCGCTCCATGAACTGCTCGAAGACTAAAGTTTTGGGCGTTCACGGGACTGTGAAAGAAATCTACGGGCTTGATGACTGGAAAATCAACATCCGGGGATTTTGCATAGCCGATAAAAGCCGGGACGGTTACAAGACGGTAGCCGAACAGGTGAACGCGCTTTGCAAGTTCCGCAAGGTAACGGAAGCGGTCGGAGTGACGGGAAGCATTTTCAACAACAAGGAAATTTATTCTATCATTATCGATAACATTTCGTTCAACCCGATTCAGGGAAACAGCAGCGTAGTCCCCTTCACGATAGAGGCGACAAGTGACAACCCTTACGAATTGACATTATGAGCTATATGATGTGCAGCCGGATCATATTTCCGGCAAACGAAAAACGCGAGGAACTGGTCATTCATGCGATATCGTCGGTTCACATCGAAAGTTCATGGAAGATGTTGACGGATTCGGCTGAAATAATACTTCCCAGGCGTATCAAATACTTTGCAGGAAAAGACCTGAAGGAAATGCTGTCTGCCGGGGATCAGGTGAAAATTGAACTCGGATATGACGGTGACCTGTACACGGAATTTGAAGGCTATATTTCATTAATCGGCTGGGGTGTCCCGGTGACGATCCGGTGCGAGGATGAAATGTACAAGCTTAAAAGAAAGACAGTGTCCTATTCCGCAAAGAATGTCACGCTGAAGAAGCTGCTGGCAGATGTTGCCAAAGACTATGAGGTGAAAACTAACTATGATGCGGAACTTGGCGCAGTACGGTATTCATCAAAAACGGTTGCGGAGATTTTTGACGACATACGGAAAAAGACTAACCTTCACTGCTATTTCATCGGTAAAGTCCTGTATTGCGGAAATGTATATTCCGAAAAGGTTGACACCAAAAAGGTGAAGATTGTACTGGAAAAAAACGCAGTCAGTCAGGACTTGAACGAAACGAACGGTGAATTTCAGGTTAAAGTGGTCAGCATTGGTGCAGGCGGTAAGAAACTGGAAGCAAAAGCCGGGGTAGAAGGAAGCGAGGTTTATAACCTTACCTACAATGAGAAAGGAAAGTCCATCAAGGTAGAGGACTTGAAGACGTTTGCAAAGGATTTTTACGAAAGCCTTAAAAAACAGAAGTATCGCGGGGGTGTCGAACTGTTCGGAGTACCTGTCGTTCATCACGGAATGACAATCGACCTGAAAAGTGAGGTGACACCGGAAATGAATGGATGCTATTATGTTGAGAAGGTGACAAAGGATTTCAGAGACGATGCCACTTACAGACAAAAAATAGACCTAGGAGGACGGGCGGAATGACAACGGATGAACAATTACGCGATGCGTTTGAAAGGCGGATAAACGGTGCAAAACAAGCGCAGCTGCGCTGGGTAACAGTCGATACGGTTGATAAGGACAACAGGGCAATGGACGTGACGGGAGTCGTTGACCAACTTGAATACTATAACGTCCAGTTGGGAATGGGTGCACTATGTATCTACCCGAAACCGGGTACTACTTGTTTGGTCGGGATCGTCGAAGGGCAGGAAACCGATACCTTCCTGATTTCCGCTGAAGAAGTAGACGAAATAGTACTGAATTACGGGAAGTTGGGCGGCATGGTAAAAGTAGGGGAACTGACGGAACGGCTGAACCTGATAGAAAAGGACATCAATTCGCTGAAACAAAAACTGTCTGGCTGGACACCTACTCCCAACGATGGCGGAGCAGCACTGAAAACAGCCCTGTCTTCCTATTTCTCGGAGTCCTTGCAGGAAACACAAGTTACGGATATTGAAAACGAAAGGGTGAAGCAATGAAAGGACTACTACTGGATAAAGACGGTGATATCAGGATTATCCCGCGTACAGGGACAGACGGGAAACTGACCGGATTTGCGGTCGGTGACACCTTGATTCAAAATGCTGCAATAGTGCTGGAACTGAATCAGGGAGAACTGAAAGAAGACCCGGTTCTTGGGGCAAACCTGATTCGGTATATACGATCAAAGGCTAATAAAACAGTCATTGAAAAACAAATGAAAGTCCACCTGAAACGGGCAGGCATTGACTATTCGGAACTGGTGGACAAAATAAATATTGAAATTACTAACGATTAAATTAACGAAAATGAAAGCAAGTAACGATTTGATTAAAAAGTTCGGAGTGGATAAAATCATTCACGGACTGATTGGGATGCTCATTTTAGCCGTGTGCGTGGTAGCATCAGTTTTCCTGTTTGGGGTGAGCTTCCTTAGCGTATTGGGCGGCATGGTCTTGGGAACTGTCTCCGCATGGCTGGCTGGTAAATGGAAAGAATCGAAAGACGATGATCCGGACACGGCAGACATTCGGGCAACGGTACGCGGAGCATTGTTGGCAGATGCGGTCATATTACTGGTGTGGATAGTCTTCCGCCTGATTTTATAAGTATGTATCATGAAAAGACTACACGTACAGTTATGGATCGCAGTTTTCCTGTCCGTATCCGGAATGATCCTGCTGTTTTGCGGATTTTGGGTAGTACCTACGGGGCAGATTGACAACTCTGTTTTAGTCGCCTACGGCGAAGTTTCGACTTTTGCGGGCGCACTCTTCGGAGTTGATTACAGGTATAAATGCAAGTATAAGAAATACATTCAAGGAGAAGACGAAACAGAAAATAAGGAGGAAAAGAAAGATGAATAAACCTACATACATTATCATCCATTGTTCTGCAACACGCGAGGACAAGGATTTCACAGAGAAACAAATCAATGATTCACACGTAGCCCGTGGCTTCGGTAAATGGGGATACCACTATTATATCCGGAAAGACGGTCGCGTGATTCCCATGCGTGCGGAAAACGAAATCGGGGCACATGATAACTTTATCGTTCCCGGTGAGAAAACCAGTTATAACCGATGTTCAATCGGTATCTGCTATGAGGGCGGACTGGATAAGAACGGCAAGGCAAAGGATACCCGGACGGACGCACAGAAGAAAGCGATGCGCGAGCTCGTTCAGGACATCTGCCACCGCCACGACATTATTGATATCCTCGGACATCGCGATACCAGTCTGGACAAGAACGGGAACGGCATCGTCGAAAAATGCGAGTGGATGAAAGAATGTCCCTGCTTCGATGTAAAGAGTGAATTCACCTCATTTTTATCACCTGTAATCGTTCGACCATGAAAAAGATACTCATTTTTCTATTCGCAATCGTGGTGCTGTCTCTCTGTTCTTGTCGTTCGTCGAAGATTGACACGACCGTCCATCAGGCTAGCACAGAGCAAAAGCAGACGGAAAAGGAAGAAACGTCCACCGACAAAACGCAAGTTGACGTAAACAAGAACGTCGAGCGAATTATGGAAATGATGCAGCAGATGAATTTCAACTGGCAAAAGACAAACCTTTCGCCACCGGATTCGACTGGCAAACAGTATCCGACCTCAACGGAGACAGCGACAGGAACGTCCACCAAGCAGGAGAAAGAAACATATAACGAACAGTTACAGGTGCAAATACAAGAAATTAAGGAAACCCTGTTGACATTGAAAGAACACCTGTATAAGCAGGAGAAGAATGATACAAAGGTCGTTGAAGAGGTTGCTTACATTCCCCCGTGGATGACAGCAATAACTGTAATATCATGCATCGTATTAGTTCTATACCTTTATAAAATTATAAAAATGTAAGATGAAAACAGTAGTACAAGCCGGACAAACCCTGCTGGATATAGCCGTGCAGGAATATGGTACAATCGAAGCGGCTTTCATGCTTGCCAAGACGAACAATATGGGCATAACAGATTCCCTGCAAGCCGGACAGGAAATCGAAATACCGGAGAAGGTGTATAACAGCGAACTGGCTGATTATTGCCAGCGGAACTCCGTTTGCCCGGCTACTTCTGAAACCGCATCGAATGCAATACGATTGAGAATTTTCACAGAACAATTTACCGAACAATTTAAGTAATGGCTAGAACAATCGCAGAAATAAAGAAAGAAATGACGGACGCCTATATGTCTAACAGCATCATCCGTGACATATACGGTATCACAGGTGATGCCGACTTTGATTCGGTGTTTTCTCCTGTATCAATAGAAAGTACCCTGTTCTACATTTTTGCGGCAACAGCGCACGTCATAGAGCAAATGTTTGACCAGTTCAAAACGGACGTTGAAGAACGTATTGACGCTAATATCATACCGACCGTGCGCTGGTATCATAGCAGTGCGCTGGCTTTCCAGTATGGTGATCCGCTGGTTTATGATCCGGAGAAATATCAGTTCCGGTATTCCACTTATGATGAGACAAAACAGCTTGTCAAATATGTGGCAGTCAAAGACCGTGGCGGAAGCATTCAAATACTTGTGTCCGGAGACGAAGGCGGGCTTCCCTGTCCTTTGACCGGAGATGTTTTAACGGCATTTAAAAGCTATATGAACTCGATTAAAATAGCCGGAGTAATTCTCTCTATCCAATCAATGAAGGCAGACGACATCTGTATCAACGCGACCATAGAAGTCGACCCGATGGTTATCAATTCTTCCGGTGTACGTTTGTCCGATGGCAGCAAACCTGTGGTCATTGCTATCAATGATTACCTGAAGGGCATCGAGTATGGAGGTAAATTCAATAAAACGAAATTGGTTGATGCAATCCAAAAAGTTGAAGGAGTGCTGGACATTGAGCTTGGAGAATGTGCCGCGAAAGCGTCATCCGCTACGGAATATAATGTAATTAAAAATAATAACTATACGGCTGTAGCCGGATGCTTCATCTTAAACAGCCTTGAAACTTCTCTGACTTATGTGGTATGATTTTGACATTATCAAATACGCGCAGTATGTGCTTCGTCCGTCATTGAGGAAAAGGAAGATATTTGCAATTATCTCGGTCTTCCTGCTTCCTTTGATTTTCATCTATACCCTGTACAAAAGTTATCGTAAGCAGGCTATTGACAAATTGAACATCAACGGTCAAGTGATATATATTGAAAAAGTCCTGAACGACAGGTTTTTCTTAAAAAACCGGGAAATATACATAACTGATATTGCGGGAAAGGAATTCTACCTGTATCATCGCAGGGAAGAACAAATACCGTCTTATTTGCATAAACGGAGTGAAGGGGCAGAAATAAAATACATCCAGCAGCGCGGTGAAGGAAATTATTCAGGAAATTACATGGTGAATATACCGTCGTTCCTGTCAGCGTATGAGGGTGAAATTAAAAATTTGATTGACTATTATAAACCAGCCGGACGCTCTTATGTCCTTAAAATATACGAATATGAATAAATTGTTATTTAAAGAAGGCGGACAACCGTTTTATCTTGATGATTTGGAATTTATGCAAAGTGCATTTGCTGAAACCGTGAAAGGAATAATCAGTACATATGGTAATGTTATCCTTTCCGGCTGTAACATTCCACCTCCTATTTCTATAGCCGGACATCCGACGACTTATGACTGGGAAGAAGGTTATATAGCCATTAACGGAGAAGTTTACAGGGTAGAGAAGGGCAGATTTCAAGGAGGGTTGAATTCTGAACTTTACTGGAAAGTGGTCAGTACAGATGAACAAAAAGAGAACTATGAAGACGCATCAGAAGGCTGTGTCTACCGAATCAGAAAGGTAGTGCTGACAGATACGGTAAAAGAGGGTGAACTATTTGTTTCGCAACAAACTATGAAGACGTTGGAAGAACTGACGAGCCGTTCGCTGTCATTATCAGTGGAAGAGGTATCGGTAAACGCTGACGGGAATAAGGCGACAATCCGAGTGTCCGAGGAAGATATACCTCTTCTTCAAGAGGGGGACATGATAGAAATTATTATCTCTCTCGGGTTTAAGTACGGTATTATGGATGGGGCAGTCACAAGTGTTGAATCATTCAAGTTTATAGTTAGTAATGATTCCCGCTCTTACAGGTGTATCGTAGCGAAATCTGATACTGGCGAAACAATTATTCCAGTATATGCCAATTTTAATGCGGGAACAGGTGCGTTATACCTTTCCCATGACACCAATCGGGTTTTATATGTTAGTCCAAAATCCAATCATCGTATAGTCGTTCACAAAAATATTCAGAAATAAAATAAGTATGGCAACAATATACGAATTAAAAAGACGGGCACAGGAGCTTTCGGCAAAGAAAGACTCCCTATCCATATCACCTGACGAAGTGGGCGGTTTGATTGATGAGACGCTGGATGTCATCAATGAAGCGGAAAAGAATCAGGTGGGACTGGGTATTCGTAATACATATACGACCGTCGCGAAGATGAACGCGGACAGTACTTCTCCGGCTGGTTCTGACGGAAAACCGTTGAAATTCGGTCAGATTGTGACGGTATATGATGACGGCAATCCCGATGCAGCCGACAATGGCAATATTTATGCCTTTCAGAATCCGGGCTGGAAGCTTGTCAGCACGACAGGTAACCTTTCCGTATATGCAAAAAAAGAAGATGTAGAAACGGCAAAGAATACGGCTGATGCTGCACAAAAGAAAGCCGACGAAGCAGCGGAATCCGCAAAAAAAGCAAATGAAAACATCGGAAAACTATCCGATAATGTCGGTACGGAAGAAACATCAGAAAGCGAAGACGGGACGGTATGGGGTAAACTTAAAAGCCTTTCCGACGATGCCGACAGTACATCGAAGGACGTGTCTTCTTTAATGGTAGATTTCGTTCATCATTCAACGGAACGCTTTGACGAAATAGCGACTGACGCTTCCATTGTGCTGGAGCAGTCCAGCGCAACCGCAGAAGGCGGTAAGGTTGTATTTGTTGCTAACAAAGGTAAATTTGCCTACTTCGTTGACAACAAGTATTATCCAAGTTGGAGGGGTGTTGACAACTACATGAACGCTGACCGGACATCCCCGCACGAGAATAAAATATACCTGTTTGGCAACAAGACCTACATCTACTTTGCCGGGGCTTTGCTTTCTGCCGACTCCGACGCGATGCAGTTAGCCGCGTCTGCGGACTTGGCTGCAAAAGTGGCAAAGAAATCGGCTGAAGACGCACAGGCTACCGCGTCTTCAGCATTGCCGCTGGCTAACAAAGCCTTGTCCGTTATTAACGTCAACGGAGTTTGTGGCGGCTCTGTTTATTCCTTGCCTGCAGCTATTGCCGCGATTACGGAAAGGGAAAATATGGACAACATCATCTACCGTAAGCCGGGTATTGTTTTGACCTATAAAATCGCTGAAGGTGAATGGGAGTCCAAGCAATTTGCCGGATCATCCCTTGAAGGCTTTGCCACAGAAGCAAACTGGACGGATTTCGGTGGTGCTGGCGGTGACATGACGGGCAAAGGCGCAGTGCTGCTGGTTGATGAAATTGCACCACTGTCAAACGGATATTATATTCTTCAAACTGCTATCAATGCCCTGACAGCCTACGAGACAGCGAATGAGACAGAATGCATCAAGCCCGGTGTAGTTATTATCTACCGCACCGGAAAAGAAACGTTCGAGTCCAAACAGCTGTGCGCATCCCGTGCCGATTATAATGACTTGGCGGCATGGATTGACTTTGGTTCTGCAGCCGGGGGAACTGTCGAAACAGACTCCGAAATCATCAAGGACAGCGTGAATCCGGTAGCGGGTGGTGCGGTCTATGATGCCATGCCCGTCGACGTGGATGGCGAACAGGCAGAAGACGGAACGGTGCGTGTGTACATGAAGAATGCGGAAGGGCTTCCGCTGGGGGACGGTTTCACATTTGCAGTCGGAACTGGTGGCGGTGGAGACGTTGCCGGAACTATCGTGTACATCTATCCACAAAAAACGTCCCTGTATGCCGCACTCGGAACTGACGACCTGACAATCAGGCTTGCAATCCTGTCACGTACCGGATCGGGCGAAATGGTTTCATACAACAATATCGAAACCCTGCAACTGAAAGACAAGTCAACGGGTGAAACGCTTGAAACGTTCAACGTGAACCGGGAAAGTTCCGCATCCGATACGGACTACTCTTTCACCATCCCGGTAAAAAGCTATTTCAGCGAAGCGATGAACCGTAAGTTCGTAATCGTTGCCACCGATGACGGGGGAAACACCGCACAGAAGACAATCAGCGTCACGGCTGTAAACCTGAAACTATCGCGCGTATGGGCTTTGTATAAAACATTGCAGCAAGGCTCCGGACTTGTCACCATGACGGACGTGTTCAAACTGTCATCCGCTAATAAATCCACCGTTACGGCACATATTAAAGTGGGTGAAGAATGGAAACTGATATCACAGTCCAGCGTGGCTTCTACGCGCTCACAGGACTTGCAAATCAACGTTTCGTCTTTGGGATTGACACATGGTGCATATACTGTCAAAATCGTTGCACAGGACGTGGAATCGGGTGTGTGGTCGAACTACCAGTTTTTTGACGTGATGATCGTCAACCCGTCCAGCCTTATGCCCGTTGTCTCGTTGGCACATTCGGAAGAGACGGAAACGGCATGGTCAGTCAGGAAGTATGCAAACCTCAATATCGAGGTGGCGTGCTATGATCCCAGCCATGTCGCCACCGATGCCCACGTCGAAATACACAGGGTCGCAAAAGTTACCAATACATCTACCGGGGACAATAATGAAACCGACACAGTGCTGACTACCGTATCAGTAGGACGTAACAGTACATTCAATCTGTCCACCCGTGTCGATGGCTTCACGATTGCAGACAACATCCGGAATACGTTGGGTATTTACGGGAAATGCGGTGCTGGGGAAAGCAATACGATTGAGTACTCCGTTAACAGTTCCGTCATTGACATTAACGGTGATTCCAGCTATATAATTTATTTCAATCCGGCAGACAAGGACAACTCGGATCAGGACAAGTCATGGCTGTACGGACTTTATGAAATGAAGCAGAGCGGGTTCAACTATTCCACGAATGCCTTTGTCACTGACAAGAACGAAGGGAAGGCATTCAAGGTTTCGGATGATGCCACCGCATTGTGTACTTATCGTCCCTATAACCGTACCAACATTGAGCAGACCGGATCGACTACCATCATCAAGATAAAGACGCAGAACGCTGCCGATCCTGACGCGAACGTCGTGTCATGCTGGGACGAAGCAAACCAAATCGGGTGGCGTATCACTTCAAAATGTGTGTACTTCAAAGCACTCGGAACTGAACTGATCGAACGGTATTTCAAGCCGGGCGACATCTACGAGTTTGCTTTCGTCATTGAAAAGGCAAATGCGGAAGAGGACGGCAAAGGCTATATCAAGCTATATTGTGACGGTGACCTGATTGGCGCATCCAAATATACGGCAGGACAAAGCGCGATCAAACAGTCCGAACAAATCAGTTTCTCCGGAACAGCCGGGGAACTGTATATGTACCGCTTGCTCTCTTGGGAAAAGGAAATGGCGGACGAACAGATTAACGATGAACTTGTGATCGGTAAATCTGATACGGACGAAATGATCGCTTTGAACAAAAAGAACGATATCCTAACCGATAATAAAATCGACCTGAACAAAGCACTTGAAATGTGTGACTGTCTGGTGGAAATGCCGCACGGGGATTATAAACTTGAAACGCTTGACAACGTAACGGATACGTCCACCAAGATATATACAGACCTGTACCTGTTCTGCAAGGACAAAGGTATGAGCCTTATTATCGAGAACGTGGAAACGACCAATCAGGGAACGACATCCGCCTTCTATCCGACCTATAAGAATAGGAAATACAAGCTGAAAAAGGCAATCATCCGTGCAATGTATCCGGAACTAGCTCCGCAGGCTTTGCTTGATGCGATTGCAAACAAGAAAATCATTTTGCGTGGTGAGACTATTCCATTCGACAAGGTTTGTCTGAAGGTCAACTATGCATCACCCGACAAGGTAAACACCCCGATTTCCCGTATCAATAACGATATGCAGAAGGCTTTGGGCGAGGAATATATGACCCCAGCGCAGAACGCGTACTATGCGGATGAAAACAACACGCTGGACTTGCGTACAAGTATTGACGGTAACAGTGTGCTTGTCTTCAAGTCGGATACCGGAAATATCAATGACGCGTACTTTTGGTGTCGCGGTGACTGGAACATTGACAAGGGAAATCCACCGACTTTCGGCTTCAAGGATGTTCCCGGCTACAATGCCGACTGTTTGAGTTATGGCGACTTCACCGACCTTCCGGACGTGACAGAATCCTATTTTATGTCCCATACTGGCGACTACGATCAGGATACCATATATATGCTTTCCAAATCGACGGACGCTTCGTACAAGTTCATGGAATACGTCGACGGGGCATGGAAGAACACTACCGGGGCAATCTCTTTTAATGGCAAGAAAACGGTCGTTACCGGACGTGTCCTGAACCCGGTTGAATGTATTGAAATGCTCGATTATGAAGGCATGTGCATCTTTGATGACATCGACAACTTCATGACTATGCAATCGACGCACAGCAAATGGGTAAAAGGCTTATACGGTGGGGAGTTGTCAACGGAAAGCCTTGTACCAAAATGGACAATGTTCTTTGAATTCCGTACACCGGACGATGATGACATGAGCCTTGCTTATGCGCTCGGAAAGAAGACACCATACCGCTGGAAACAGTTCTGCGAATGGGTGTATTCCTGTAACCCGAAGAACCGTATGGCAGGCGGCAAAATCAGTATCAACGGGGTACAGGTTAGCGACACGCTTGAAAACCGATACCGGAAGCTGGTTGAAGAAATGGACAAGTATTGCAGCGTGGCTTCTTTCCGCGCATACCTAGTCCGTATCCTGTATCATTCAGGCGTCGACCAGTTATCGAAAAACAGCATGTGGGCTTTGTACCTTTGCCCGGATGGTGTCTATCGTTGGTATATGAACCATGATTATGACTCGGACAGTACGAACGGCAAGAATAACTCCGGTATCTTCAAACTTCCGTATAACGTGATGCTTGATAGCGTCATGGAGGGGGAAAACGTGTTTGCCGGACGTATGAGCGTCGTATGGCAAGGCATGTGGCGTTATGATCAGGTCGGACTTGCAGCGACCGCAGAGAAGATCCGTACATCGCGCCTTCCGGGTGGCGAGTCTGCTTTCTCCTACGAAGCCGTACTGCGTGAGTCGGAAGAAAAAGACCACCTGATGATACCCGCAATCGTTGCCTGCCGTGATTCCGTGGCGAAGTACATCACCAATCCGGGCGGTCAGGCATTCAACGTGATCTCCGGTATGGGTATCCCTTACCGCCATTACTATGTATCTGCCCGTTATGACTTCCTTGATGCTTATTTCGGTGTCAGTACAATCCTGAAAGCGGATAATATGTGCATGTTCCGTGCTATCGGTGAGAACATCAATATCGAAGTCACAGCGAGCGAGCAATGGAAACTATGGGCGGGATTCAACACACCAGCCGCACAACAGGGAGCGTGGGCGGAAGAAGACGGTTCAAAGGTGACATTCCACTTTGACGGTTCAAATTCATCCAGTGCGATCTATATCATCGGTGCATCAAAAATCAAGTCTTTGGGTGATTTGAGTACTGTCAATATTGACGGTACACAGGCAAAGGACTTCACTACGCTGATCCGCGTCGAGGAACTGGTGTTCGGCAGTAAGCGCGAAGGATATGCTAACAATAGCGTCACAGACCTTCCGCTTGGTGAAAAGCCGTATATGAGACTCCTGAACGTAGAGAACTTCAAAAAGCTGGTATCTCTTGACCTGACCGGAGCAACGCGCCTTTTGCGTCTGCTGGCATACGGCAGTTCCCTTCAAATCGTCAACTTTGTGGGTGGCTGTCCGGTTCAATATGCGGAATTGCCGACCACCATGACACAGTTCAAGTTGATGAACCTCGATAAGTTGAGCTATAAGGGGCTGAATGCGGACACAGGCATCGTTGTTGAATCCATGCCGAATATCACCACACTGCGCGTGGAAAACTGCCCGCTTATCGATGTTGTAAAGATGATCCGCGACATAATTGATTCGCAGGAGGGCAATGTCGTATTCCGCCATATTCGTATCACGAACCGTGATTTCGTCGGGAACGGATCGGAAGTGCTGGAAATCCTGCGTCTTGGTATCGGGGGACTGGACGAAAACGGTAATCAGGTAGAGAAGCCCGTACTTACCGGGAACTATCTGCTGGATGAAGTAATCGAGAACTCGGATATAGAAGCGATCCAGAACGGGTTTGAAGGTTTGACCGTTTCCACCATTATCGATGCCTATGTCAAGATGATTGATTGGTTCAATTCGGAAGCCTATGGTGGTGAACCTTATTATCCCGAAGTCACATTGGATAATGTGGGTGAAATAATGGATTATTATAATGGCGAATCTTACGAGGAATATCTCGAACGCTTCGCCAAGGATAACATGGATATTAACGACTTAATAAACATCAATTAATTTATGAGCACAAAAGAACAAAGCGCAACCCTGCTGCGCTTGAACAAGCAGGAGCAGGTGAAAGCCCTCCAGTCAGTGGGCTTTACCGATGTGACTGACAATACCCGTGCTAGCGAGTTTCCTCAACGCATCAAATGGGCTGCCGGGCTTCTTGACCTCTGCCTTGCCTGTAACCGCATCTCTGATAACTCCAAGGCATACTTTACCGCTGCCGAATGGAACTCCCTAACCGCTGCCAACAAACAGCTGTATATTAAACGCGGTCTTCGAATCCGCGCTTATGGATGTTCCTTTGTGATTGCTGCCCAGGAATGCTATAATGCCGACATGACTACTACCTTCTATTGGGGCGGTCAGGGCAAAGCCATAGACGGGCTGAACCAAAAGGGACTGGGCGCCATGTACGGCTGCTTCACTGGTGAGGAGGATACCGACCTGATTATCACTACCCTGAAAGACCAGAATAATAGTGGTGTGATCGGTGCGCCAGCTGCCGAAGCCGCCCGTGCATACCGTGCTTATACCCTTGAAAGTGACGGTATCGATGACGAATCCAACTGGTTCCTTCCGTCATCCGGTCAAATGCTTCTGATGTACCGCTACCGCGATAAAATCAATGAGATGATGCGGACATTTTGGAGCAGTGACAGTATGTTGATGACCGATAAGTACTATTGGTCGTCAACGATTTGGGACAATAACTCTGCATGGACATTCGAACTGAATACCGGGCGTTTTACGGTTCAAAACAAAAATTCAGACCTTCTTCATGTGAGAGCTATTGCATCAGAATAGTATTAACTTAATATTATACAATAAAATGGATAAAAATATTGCCAGCGCAATGCTTTTGCGCTTGAATAAACAAGACCAAATTTCAGCTTTGCAGTCAATAGGGTTTACAACTGTTAATGAAAATACCCCCGCAAATGACATCGCTAAGTATATGAAATGGGCAGGTACTCTTCTTGACCTTTCTTTGGCAACGCTTCGAATCGAAGACGGCAAACAAGTCTTTTTCACCGCTTCTGAATGGAACTCCATGAGTGCGAATAACCGTTCCAAATACATCCGTGTCGGCATCCGTGTACGTGCCGAATGTCGCCAGTTCATTATCGCTAAGAGTGACTGTATTGACGCAGGCGGTGCGAAAACATTCAAATGGGGTGGTTACGGCACTGATATACGCGGACTTAAAAACTACGGTAATGGTAATCAGGGACTTTATGACACTTTCGATGGTAAGGAAAACACCGATGTTATAATAGAGACTCTTGCGGGTGTCAGGGACAGCCAGGGAACTGTCGGTGCGCCAGCTGCTGAAGCCGCCCGCGCATACCGTGGTTGTACGCTTGAATCTGACGGCATCGAAGATACAACCGTGTGGAACCTGCCAGCATTGGGTGAATTAATGCTCATAGTCAAGTATAAGAAAGAAATCAACGAGATTGCAACTTCCATGTTTGGTTCTCAAAATATAATTACAACCGACTGGTATTGGAGCAGCACCGAATACGACGCCTCGAACAGTTGGTACGTGAACATGGTCAGCGGCGTCGTGGGCACGAACGGCAAGACTTACGCAGGCAGGGTTCGTCCCGTTTCCGCAATAGATTCTTTATCTCTTTAACTCTTTATCTCTTAGATAGTTACGTTTAACTAGCCCCGGTAGGGGCTTTTTAAGTTTTAAAATTTTGAAAAAATGAGTGTTAATAGTTTGACAATCATTAACTTTGCGGAGCAAAAGAAAAATTTTAAAAATATCAAAAATTAACATGGGAAAAGCAGAAGACAGACCAGTTTACCAGTGTATGTATCGGTTAACGATGTTGATACTCGACGCAAGGGACAAGTTCCCCAAAGGGTATCGTTACGAATTCGGTACGGAACTTATGATGTCTGCGATCCGCTGCTGCGAGTTGATTCGCTATGCAAATTCAAGCCTTCCGCGTCGTGTGGAGTACCTGAATGAATTCCTTGTTAAATTTGATACATTGAAGCTCTTACTAAGGGTATGTCGAGACCGGAAACTGATAAATATTCAAACGACAGCCGACATCATTGAAATGGTGACTTCTGTTGAAAAACAAATTCTAGGGTGGCGAAATTTCACCGCTTCCCAAGAAGAAAAAGCAGCTTCCGTAAAGCCGGGGTCATGTTCATCAAGGTGAGCATGAGCGAGCAATCTAATTTATCTATTGGGCATTCCCCCGGTGATGAACCGGGAAAGACTAAGACAGTGAATGCTGAATCCTCGAACAGTTGGTACGTGAACATGAACAACGGCAACGTGAACACGAACAACAAGACTAACGCAGGCAGGGTTCGTCCCGTTTCCGCAACAGATAAACCGATCTATGACATACCCTTATCTTCAATTATTGAAGCATACGATGACTGTTGCAGGCAAAAGCGCAATACTGGCGACTGTATTGAGTTTTCCTTCAATTATGACACAGAGCTAGTCGCTGTATGGGAAAGTATCAGACACGGTCACTATGAGCCGGACTTCTCACAATGCTTTATGAGAAAGAAACCTGTTTTGCGTGAAGTATTTGCTGCCGCCTATATCGACCGTGTCGTACATCACTGGATCGACCTCCGTCTTGACCCGATTTTGGAAGAACGCTTTCAGTCACAGGGAAATGTTTCAAAGAACTGCCGTATAGGTGAAGGATGCCTGTCTGCAGTCATGCGCATGGACGAAATGATTAAAGAAGTCAGTGGAAACTATACACAGGACGCATACATCTTTAAAGGTGATTTAAAAAGCTTTTTTATGTCCATGTCAAAACCCTTGTTATGGGAAATGATTGATATATTTGTTCGTGACAATTACAAGGGAGATGACATCGAATGCCTGTTGTACCTGATTCGGGTTGTCATATTTCACCAGCCACAAAACAAGTGCCACAGGAAATCACCCTTATACTTGTGGGATAAACTGCCTAAAGACAAAAGCCTGTTTTATAGCGATCCGGAACGCGGTGTCGCCATTGGTAATCTTCCATCCCAAAAATTCGCTAATTTCATAGGATCAGTGTTTGACTATTATGTGTCTGAAATATGCGGAATTAAGCATTATGTACGCTTTGTCGATGACTTTGGCTTTGTCATGCGTTTTAAAGAGGACATCCTGAAGTATGTTCCTTTGCTCAACGATTACCTGAAAGAACAGTTACTCCTAGAACTTCACCCTAAAAAGATATATATACAGCACTATTCAAAAGGTGTCCTGTTTGTTGGCGCATTTATTCTCCCCGGTAGAATCTATATTTCAAACCGTGTCGTGGGAAATATATATGATGCAGTCAGCAAGTATAACAAGATCGCAAAGGAAGGCTTCTGCGAAGCCCATATTGAGACTTTCGTGGCTACGATGAACAGTTACTATGGATTGATGAGACATTTCAATACGTACAATCTAAGACGTAAAATAGGGAAGCTTATTGCTCCGGAATGGTGGCAATATATATATGTCGAAGGACATTGGGAAGTCTTTGTAATAAAGAGCGAATTTAATTTTAAGAAACAACTAAAAAAACAAATAAGAAAAGGCAATGCGAAGAAATATCTTACCCCTGAAATCTGCTAAGCCTATCGAACAACAATCCGACGGAACATGGATAATTCGATATGCAATACAATCAATCGGTAGAACTGATAGTGAAGGAAACGAACTGGTAACGTTTGCCAGTTCTACATTCTTAGAAAAACCAACATTGGAAATGATAAAGAAGAGTATTCATAGATATGCAATGAGCGTTCTTGATGACGAAGATGTTCTTCCGCTTGTTGCTAATCCTGATTTATCTGTTTACATGATCATTGATTAAATTTAAAGCCTGTTTAAACTCAATTAAACAGGCTTTTATTTTGCACCAAAAATCACATTTTGTTTTATGTTAAGATGTGTTTCAATGACACATTTTGTTTTTCGGTCGGGAATTTTTTGATTTGGCGATTGTATATCCATTCTTGTCGTTATCCTTTCCATCCAATTTTTCTTTCGGATTCTTCCAAAAAGCCGGTTGAAGATCTACAACGGTTGTGTCTATTCCTGAATCGATAATACCAACTACCAATGGCTTGACGGGATTTATTTTCTTTGCTTGTAAAAAAAGGAGTGCCTCGTCCGATCTGCCTCCCTGCAAGGTGTCATTGTACCTTTTGTGCCAACCGAATAAAGAAGAAACCTGCCCAAAAGAGGAATTTGAGATGCTGAAACAGGCAATCAGGAGTGAAACAACACTGAACACTGACATGAACCGTCTTTCTTTCATTTCTGTGATGATAAACTTTCTTCCCAGCCCCCAAAGAAGAATTCTTAAAAAACGAAAGCGCGGGGACTGTAGTTTATTTAAAGGAATAGGGCGTCTGAAAATGCCTTTGAACTAAAATAAGCAAGAGTCTCCCACGCCATATACTATGAAGCGAGAGATGCTAACCTATCCCGTTCTTTAAGTTTTCCAGACTTTTATTCCTGAGAATCAGTTAAATACTTTCGTGTATTCAAATTTCTAACATGTCTGCCACATTTCTGTGACGCTGCAAATATAGACATTTTTTTTATTTTAAACATGCTTTGGGGCATAAATTTCTTTTTTAACAAACAAGGATATTTCTCCGTCATCTTAGTTGACCAACAAAATTAAAACAGAGTTCCACATGAATAAATATATTTCGTATGAAGTTTAAAATGAAATAAATCATTTAACTAATTTCATAGTCCAAAACGAGTTTATTAGCACTGAAACAAAAAACATTCACCCCTTCACCCTTCCCTATTCATCAACGTTTGCGGGTAAAGGACAGCATTTCAGCGAGAGTTCACTCATGATTTCATTATAGCAAATCCAATTTTCATTATAGCAAACCAGAATATGCTCATAGCAAAATCAGTTATGCTCATAGTATCAATTTTTCTTCCTAATAGTTGAAATAAACATTGAGATGTTTATTATGAAAGATGTTAAATGGCTACAACAAACTTTTTGATTAAAAAAAAGCACCGTTTTAAACAGATTAAAGCTATGCTTTACAATCCCTAAAGCATAGCTTTACATTCCACCAAACGCAACAATAACAAAAGTCGGGTGAAGCCCCCCCCCTTCACCTTGTATCCGCCTATTCATCAACTTTTAAAACAAAAGATGAAGAGGGGAAACATTCTTTCATTTATTCAGGAACTTCTATAACAAATACCTTTGTAGAAACAATATAAGATCAACAAAAATCTTTTTTGCATACATGAAAAAAAATGTTGCAACTTGGCAGCAAAAGCACTATGATTTCCCCATGGTATCATAGCTTCCCATTCATCCACAACTTCATCACAAGCCGCCCCTTGAAGGGAAATGACAGCAGAGAGCAATGTCCGGTTCACCGACCCTACTTCCCGTTCTATCATTTCCACCTTCAATCCTCTCGCTTACGCTTGTCTCACTATTCTTTCGAGCACCAATGCCACTACCCAGCAACACTCGGCAGGTCCCCTGCCGGAAGTAATCTGTAAATATACTTTTTCTTTCATCACATCACTCCTTATTCATTCGAACGATGCGAGGCATAAATTTACCCTGCACTTCCACCAGCGTTTCCTGCGTATGCATCACTCTGTCAATATCCTTATATGCCAGTGGCATTTCTTCCACACTCCCACCAATCAAAGTCACTCCCGCCTGCGACAGTAGTTTCTTCAAAGCCGATTGCGTAAAACTACCTTTTGCCTTGTGGCGGGACATCGCCCTGCCGGCTCCATGAGAAGCCGAATTTAAAGCAGCTTCCATCCCTTTGCCACAAACCAGATAACCTGCAGTAGCCATGCTACCGGGAATCAATCCCGCTTGTCCTTTCTGTGCCGGAGTAGCTCCTTTGCGATGCACGATTGCCATACGCCCCGGTGCTATTTCTTCTCTCCAAGCGAAGTTATGATGGTTGTTGACATTAGCAAGCGGCTTCAACCCTAATGCTTTCGCCAAATTCAAATGAATCCGCTCATGACAGGCACGGGCATAATCGTCTGCCAGATTCATACTCATCCAATACTCCTGTCCCGCTTCAGTGTTTAAATCCAGCCAGGCAAAATGCTGTGCTTCACGGGGAAGCCTGCACACTTCACGTGCCAACAGGCTGTAATGTTTGGCAATGGCAGCTCCCAATCCTCGTGAACCGGAATGTGACAACAATGCCAGATAATTTCCTTCTGGAAGATTCAACACGTTATTTTCTTGCAGAGCGATCTCGCCGAACTCCACAAAATGATTGCCACCACCGGAACTCCCCAGTTGACGTACTGCCTTTCCATGCAAATCTCTCAACAAAGGCGTCAAACGGAATTCTTCCCTATCCAACACCTCATGTTCTTGCTCAAAACCCAATCCGCCATCCATACCGAAATGAGTGAAATCTTTCAAGGCTTCTTTCATCTGATAGGTATATCGTTTCAGAAAGTCGGCGCTGGCATCAAATACCGTCAGGCTCATCCGACAACCGATATCAACGCCTACGGCATACGGAATCACTACATTATCCGTAGCAAGCACTCCACCGATAGGTAACCCGTATCCGGCATGAGCGTCAGGCATCAATGCTCCGGCCACCGTTACAGGTAAGCGCATAGCCAGGTTCATCTGTTGTTTGGCAAGCATTTCGATAAATTTACCTCCATAGGTTTTATACATCAACGGCTCATCCAATAAATCATAAGCTATAAACTCTTTCGCTATGATAGTAGGCGAAAGGCGTTCGGCCAGCTTATTCCAAATTTCATTATTTTTGTAAAATTCGGGATGCTCGAGTATATCGCTCAATGTCATTTCAATCTGTTCTTTAGTGTCGTATTTGCAATGTTTGCTCACAATGTCCACTACCAGACTACGGGCAACATTATCCCGGTATCCCAGTTTGCTTAAATCTTTTAATCGTATTCCCATACTCTTTTTTCGTTCGCATACAGCATTCCCTGTCGGCCTCACCGGCAGACAACAATGCAATACACGTGATACCAATGCTTTGGATATGGATATGAAATACCTCACCACCGCATTGAAGTGATTAATTTAAAATATAAAAAGTGATTGCAGGACTAATCAACGATTACCGCTTGTTAGTAGAATTGCGGTCAATATAAGAACCATAGGTTCAGTGTAAAAACAATAAGTTGCAAAGCCTCATCCTCTCGACGAGACAACTTAGTCCTAATTTAAAAATATTATAGCTCCAACATAATTAATACCCTTTCCATCATTTTAAAGGGTGAA